AGTTTGCTTTATCAAAAGCCAACTTAATAGAAGCAACGGCAGCCTCTACACGCACAGTAACTGTGTCTGCAGAGATTGTTCCACTCTTTACTACTAAACCTGCTGAACCAGTCTTAACACCAGCCAAAGAGAACAGCGCTTCACCATTAGAGATGGAAGCAGTTGTTGCTGAGTTGCTGATTACTGTAAGATCATTTGAAGTAACTGTTAATGTTCCTGCTCCTACAACTACGCCAGCAGCATCATATGCTACGGCAGAAATTGCGTCTGCGTTAGAACCTACCGCAATTGTTGGCTTCTTTACAGTTGTAACAACTTTGGTAATATCACCATAGAATGTTACTTTTTCTGTTGCCAATAATACTCCAGATTGTGAAGTAAGAGTAATTGTTCCTACGCCAGATGTTCCATCAGAGAATACTCCAATGTAGTTTCCTGCAGGTACAACTATTGATCTACCAAGACCGTTGATTGTTGTATGGTTTGTACCATATCCCAACATTCCTGCTCCTGAAATTGTTGCTGTAATTGATTCTGAAGCAGAAGCATTAGCAGCATTCTTTTGAGTTAAAACTATAACTGCTGAGGCATCAGAAGACACAGCCTTTGAAGCATACACAGTTGCATCTGTTGTTGCTGAGATTGTTTCACCAGCATTTAAAATAGATGTTGTATAAGCAGTTGATGCCTTAAGATCTGGAGCGGTAACAGTAACTGTCCATGTAAGGGCAGCAGATGTAACTGAACCAGATGCGCTAGTCAATGTAGGAATAAATCTAACTACATATGTTCCAGCCACGCTAGGCACATTAAGTGATGCTGTCAACTTTGCAGTAACATAACCAGTAGTATTAGTTGCTGGTGAGATTGCTGCAGTTCTTGTATCTGATGATAACGCCACTGTTGCGCTAGATGTTTCTGTAACAGCAAACTGTGGAATGCTAGCAGTAGATGGGGCAGACAACACTGCAGATATTACCGAAACGGTATCTCCAGTTGATGTTCCCAAAAATGATACTGACACAACTGCTGTTGCAGTCTCGCCAGGATTGATTGTATCTGCTACGGCATCAATGGTGACAACGTCAGCATATACTGTAGCCTGTGTCGGAAGTGCCGACATCACGCCAAGTGTCAAGGCTGCAGCCAAGACTGTGGCAAGTTTCTTAAATGAATTCATTCTTCTCCTTATTAGTTTATACTATATAATGTTTAATCTATCAAGAAAATCTCTAACATCTTTAGGCATTTCCTTGTTGTCTAATTCTACCATATCTCTCTGTTTCTCTGCAAGTCGTGCAGAGGTAGACCAAGTGTGAATCTCAATCTCATGGTTAGAATCTTTAGGTGTATGTGATATTGCTCCAAATACAGCGCCACATACAGCATCTGCTAGGTCCTTAGATTTTTTACGTGGATGGTCAACTCTAGTATTTTTCATAATCTTGAGTTCTGACATTTCTTCCAGCAATAAAGGAATTCTTGGGATTGCAACTCTCTCTTCATATATCATCATGGCTAAGTCTTCGTAATGTTTTTTAGCAACAGAAACGGTGTCAGTCTTTATGCCTACCGCCTTTAATTCTTGTTGAATATCAAATGACTGCCAACGGTCAAATGAAACAACCCCGATATTAAATCCTTGTCTGCGTAAATTAATAATCCATTGTTTTACTTCTGACAGATTAACTGGACCCTCTGACTTTGGCTCCCACCAAGCAACTGCATCAACAACAACCATTGGCGCCACTTGTTCATAATCTTTAATAACCTGAATGTTTACCCATTTGTCTACGTGAGCAATTGCTACAGCACACTTATCATGTTTTTGTGCAAGGTCGGCGTGAATATAATATATTTTTTCTGGATTAGGTTTAAATGATTCATCAAACCTTCTAAAGTTATCAACTGGATTTCTTAATGTCATACATTTTTCTAACTTGTCTTTTTGTTTGAAGAATGCATCTGATGCAAATGTTGGAGTACATGCAAACCGCATCATGGCATCACCAAGATCTGTATAAAATGCTAACTTAAAATCATCTATCTTTCTTGTTGGGTTTACTTCCCACGTTGTTTTTTTAAGTGCTAAAACTTTTGGAACCTTATAAGAAAGAATTGTATCTTCTTCCCACGCAATCTCAAATTGATTGTTTGGATCGTTATGTGGTAGGTCCTCATTCATAATAAAAAGATGTTTCTTTTCAATAGTTTCTTTTTCTGCAATAACATCTTCATATCTTTTAGAAATAAAGTCACCTTGGTAACGAGGAAATGAAAGTAGTACTACTTTTCCTAAATCTGGAAAACGAGAATCTACAGACCCACGAAATGCTTTATAAATATTTTCTGCAGTCTTGCCTTGCTCATTACCAGTTCCAACTTCAGATGCAAAACCAGAAATCTCGTCAAGCACTGCAAGTAATAAATTTAAACCTTCATGTGATTCTCTTTCTGAATGTCCAGAGTAAACGGTAATTGATTTATCAAACTCAACGCTATCGGCTTTTGCGTTATACTTTCCTGCAAACCATGGTGATTTTTCTATCTTAGTTTTAAATCCCTTAAAGAATACGTTCTTTGCTTGTTGTGCGTTAATGGCTACGTTTATGATATCAATTGCATCCCCGCTTGGCTTTCCATAATATCTAGCAGGATCTTTAAGACATAACAACTTATATACTATATATGCACAGGCTACCGTTGATACAAAATCTTTTCCAGATCCTTTTCCAAGTTGTAAAATAATTTCATTTTTAGTATATTTATCAAAATATTGAGCACCTGCAACCGATCCAAATATTTCTTGCAGTTCTTCTTTACGATAAATTTGACTCATTGCCTCTACAATTTCATACTGTATTAAAGACAATTGTGGCTGACCAAGATAATCAGCAGACTCAACAAATGTTTTTGCGTCTACTGGAATTTCATCAAATTGATTCTCTTTTAAAACTTCTAAGAAATCATTAAACATCTTGGACAATTGTAATTACCTCCCCCTCTTTAGCAATTTGAGAGAGGCGTCTCATGATTAAATCACGAACCTCTGGATGGGTTGAAGCAATGTCTCTTAAAATTTCAACAAGAACCTCTTGTCGTCTTTCAATTTCAACCATTTCTTCTGCAAGTTCTTTATTTTCTAAAAGCCCTGCTTTTTGTAACATCTCAATTCTAGATTTTTCAATATCCATTACCAACTTAATTGCTTGAGTCTTTGCACTAAGATTATTAGTCATACTTGATTCATCAATTACTTCGTAAGCCTTTGTAATAAGTTTAGTGTAATGTGTGTCTGCTCCAGCAAGTGCCTCTTTAGCCCGTGCACGAATTGCATCATTTGCAGATGCCATAACTTTCCACTCATTGATTAATGAAACAACACGAGTACGTGGAATATCTAACTCTTTAGAAATTTTTGTTGGATCTTGCCCTTTAAGGTATTCTGTAACTACCTTATTAACTTCATCAAGATGCTCAATTAGTTCTGATTCAGTTGACATTTTTTTCCTTTGCTATTTTTAATAAAACTAAGTATCCTATTAAATCATCAATGTCATTATCTCCAGGGTAGTCGGTACCTTTCATTAAACGACTTAGTTTGTCGTCAATTCTAACCTTAAGTTGTTCTGCTGGATCTGATTTACTAAAAATTCTTACAGGATCAAGGGCAGAATCTCCATATGCTATATTTTTTTCTATAAGCATTTGTGCTATAGAGTGACACGTTTTCCAAATTGAATTACCAGATGGCGCACCAACTGACTTAAGATAAAGATCGTTACAGTTAAAATCTTTAACATCTTTATATACTGGTTTCAACTTCATCTTTTTGATTTCCTTAATCCAAATTTTGCAAGATATACATAGATAGTTTCAACGCTAGCATTGCACTCTTTAGCAATATCTTGTGGAGATTTTTTGTCCATAAGAAACCTTTTACGGAGCCAAGCCTCGCTTGTATACAGTTTAGCACCCATAATATTATTTGTCAACTTCTGTTTCAGAAATATCATAGTCATATACATTTGAGTCTTCTAAAACCCACTTATCGTAACTCTCTACATCCCACTTATTTGTATTTATAAGTCTTTGTATTACTAGATCTTTTTTGGTTACAAATGATGGTTCTTTTAATCTAATACGGTTATTAGGCTGTACCGCAAAATTTCCATCATCTCTTTGAATAACATGACCACATTTATGTTGGCCTGGACTTTCTGAGTATCCATCATCTAATATATTACTTTCTGGATTATGCCAATCTAAAGTAAATAAATATTTTCCAGCAATGTTATTTTTATTTCTATCTATGTATGACATTTTCATATTGTTTAAGTTTTCAAATTTTGTAACTGCTATATGTGGACTAAAAGAATTCCAAAGAACAAGATTATAGATTGGTTCTTCAGGAACTCCTGGCTTTGTGCAAAATGCATTGATTGGCATTCTCCACCAAATTCCACCATCTTCCATTAAAAAATGAAATAAAGGACTTCTACTTTTAATACTAGACACACCAAAAATTACACATGGAAAATATTTATCATGGCTATCTTCTTGATTTCTTAAAAAATTACCACGAACATAACACTCAATTGGTGGTATGTTAGCATTTAACTCTGGCATTATTCTTTACCCCTTTTCATAATTTTAAGTTTATCCCAAAATCCGCCAGGATTTCCTTGATATGTTTGTCCAGTTTCACGATCTATTAATAACCATTTTTCTGGAGACAATGTTTTTACAATTAAAGAAACTTCATTTTTTTCTTCTTTAAAAACAAAACTATTTCTATTCATAACTTCCTATTGCTTTATTCCAGTTATTAATAGCCCAATGGCCGATACCACAAGCATCAGCAACGTCATTATCGTTAACAACTTTATCATAGTTGATTTCAATTAATTTTATGGTCCTTTCTTTTCTAACTTGTCTTTCATAAGACTTATACCAAGAATCCGACTTTCCTGGATTTTTTGCTCTAATATCTATCTGTTCTTCTTTTGTTAATCTTTTATTCCCTAAATAGTTTTGCCAAGTTATTGGTGCCACAGTTCCTATAATTTTTGTTCCAGTTAATCCTGCTGCACCTAACAATGCTCCTTGAACTAGTGCTAGATCTGCAGCAGTTTTAGGACTATTCATAAATACTGTGTGTTCAATTACAATTGCTTCAAATCCCCCAAAATGTTCAAAAAATGCTTTTGTCTTGGCACAAGCATCCATTACCTTTTCATAATTTGTTTTTCCATTAAAATTAATTTTACCAATACTGCCTAAAACGTTATCATTAAAAATAGCAAAAGCAAGACTGTTGGTGCTTGCATCAATAGCACAAATTGTTTTTGGATTATTTTTGTTCATAGTCAAAGAATCCTTTTAGTTGTTTTAACATCTTATCTACTTCTTTTTTATTTATATTGCAATTGGTGCAAAACCCAGAATCATTGTATATTGAAAGTTGTTCTTTACAACCGCCAATACAAAGTCTTTTTTTACCTATTCTTCTTTGTCTACGAGTTATTTGATACCTTTCGGCTATCTTTATCTTAGTGGCTTCTTCTCTACAAACATCTCCACAATAAATTTGATAACTTACTTTTGGTGTAAACTGGGTCTCGCACCTTTCACATAGTTTCACATTTATTCATCTTTCTCGTCCTTTAATAATCTCATAGGTTTAATCTTAATTGTTCCGTTTCCTGCTTCAGCGCATGCTTTTTGAATAGGGCATACTTTGCAAATTTTTGAATTTGAGCGATAAGGAATTTCTGGCAGTTGTTTATCTTGCCAATTTTTGTAAACTGTTTTCATCCAGTCAAAAGTTTCATCTACCCAAGCACGGTATTGATCATTTACTACAACAGGTAAGGTAAGTAATTCGTGATTGTTTTTATTTTCATAAATCATTACACCTTTACCAATTTTCCAAACCTTCATATACATTAGTAATTGCATTAAGTGACCCATTTTAGGTTTTCTACTTAACTTCTTATGTTCAAAGTCATCGTTTCTTACTGTTTTAATTTCACCAATAAGTCTTTCACCCTTGTAGTCAATCATTACATCTCCATACCCGTCAAAAGGAGGATCATCAGTTTTAACTCTAAATTCCATTGCTGGATGAGTTTGCTGATTATACTTTCTTGGTATTGGATCAAACTCTAAATCTTCTGCAAGTAAACCAGAGGCTTCTATTGCCTCTTGAATTCTTCCATGTCCAAGGCTTCCTTGTGTTCTATTTGCTACACCAATTGCATCTGAATTATCATAGAATATTTGACCATCAAAGGCTAAAGACCAGTACCTTGGACATTCGCCTGAGCCATAGGTTAGATTGGATGCAGAGAAATTATTTTTCTTAGTAAACTTTGGCTTTGTTTTAGTAAGATAGCCAGCGTTTATAGCAGTGTCCAAGCCTTCAACAAGACTTTCATCTTCTTCGCTATTTCTGTTCTTCTTTTTGGTATCTTTAATCATAATCTGTTTTAGTAAGTTTTTAGCCATGTTTTATCCCTTGTTTATATTAATTATAGCAGGTTAGCGCATTATGTATTTAAGCGCTGATACCAAATCGTTTATTGCTTGTGCTGCTGTAAAGTATATGTTTTTCTTTGCCCTGTCAGATTTGTCAACATTAGCCATCCAAGTGGCCTTAAAAGACATCTTTGCTGCAATAGCCTGTAGCCTTACAATTTCAAGACTAGCAGCCTGAAGGGGAATATCTGGTTTTATAATAATCTTTGCAATCATAGTTAGGGCAACGGTCAATTCCTCATCTTCCATATAGTCTGCAATCTCTGTTAAACCATTTACCATGTCAAGTGTTGTTTTTTGTGATCCTAGTTCAGACATTATATTTCTCCTCTGTTAATTGTTGTAGCATATTCATTTCAATTATAGCAAGTCTTACCTTTGTATTTCCTTCTCCAAGAATTACAATAATGGCTGGAGACTTATCTCTACCTGCTTGAATAGAATCAGTAACAGCCTTTGCCCATACGTCTTTGTTTAATGTAAAAGATTTGCTGGCTTCTTTAAAATCAACAACAAATTCACGCCATGTTGCATCACCTTTCTGTGTATTTCTACCAGAATTTTTATGCTGCTTAGCACCTATTCTTTTACTTTCGTTCTTTTCGCTCATAATCCTTCTTTGTTGGAGGTAATAGGTTAACTTTTGAAATATGTTTTTGTGTGCACATCCATGTTGCATCTCCAGTTTCTTGCCAATACCTTAAAGATGTTACAATTTCTTGACAAGTTTTACATGGCCACTTGCCAGGATATACGGTAAAATTTTGCTCAGGCATTAATTATTTTTTTCTTAAGTTGTTCTTGTAAATCTAAATCTTCTTTAACACGATCTATAAAACCATCACGACCTTGGACTTTTGTCCCATCATCTAACTGATACCATGCACCAGTTCTGTTAACTAGCCCCATTGATTCTGCGGTATCAACTAAATCTCCTATTGCATCAATACCAATATTGTCACCTCTAAAATAAAAATCATACTCACCAGATTGGAACCCTGGAGAGGTTTTAGAGAATTGTAATTCCCAACGAATTTTTCTACCAATTTTTTCTTCAATTAATTTATCCCCCACCTTAATCTTTCCTTTAATTGCTTGATTTTCTGACTCAGAAGAAAACAACTTAATTACGCAAGATGAATAGAACTTAGTAGCCTGACCGCCAGAAGGTTGTTGACTTGTGTACATTGCATTAATATTATTTCTTGATTGTGAAATAAGAACAAGCAGTGTTGGTTTTACTTTGTTGTTAGCATAGTTAAGCATTTTCCAAGCATTGCTAAAGTCTCTAGATTCTGCACCAATTTGTTTTGTATTTTCAAGTGCCTTCATTTCGTCTGAATCTTTTTCAAAATATATTGCAGGAAGCATTGAGGTAATTGAGTCAATAACAATAAGATCAAC